TCAAAAAAAGGGAGCGTGCAAATAGTATTCGCTCACCTTGCCCTGTTTCTCGACCACGATGATGAGGTTCGCCGCCTTCAGATCGGCAATGCCGCGCTGGACTGACCGCGCGCTCCATCCCATCTCTTTCGCGATCCGCTTCACCGAATACCAGCAACATTGATCGTCGCCGTTCATCCGACGCGATAGCCAGAAACCGAGGCGGAAGCCCCGATCGGTCAGCCGGTCGTGCGTCGATGCGTATTCGGCCCACAGCCGCCGCTTGTCGTAGAAAGCAGCGGCCGCTTCGCCATTGTCATTTCGCTTGAGCATGGCGGCATCTATAGCGCGCGCCCCATCGTTTGCCAATCGGCAATTTGCCAGTTGACAATGATATTGCCACGTGGCAAGTTCCCACCATCAGCCACCCGCCACCCCGGCAAGGCTGGCACAGATGGAGCGAGAGACAGATGGCGCACGAGCCGATCCCCAACGAGACGACTTGCCCTTGCTGCGGCGCTTCAGTGGCGGCGCTCGATCTGCTGATGGACCCAACTACGGGCATCGTCTCGTATGACGGGAAATCCGAGCGGCTCTCTCCAAGCCATTTTCGGCTGCTGAAGACCTTCATCGACCGATATCCGAACGTCGTCACCAAGGATGAGTGCTTGAACGCTCTCTCCGAAAAGGACGTCGAGATGAAGCTTGTGGACGTTCAGGTCTGCAAGCTGCGCCCGAAGGCCGACAAGCTTGGGCTGATCATCACGACGGTATGGGGCACCGGCTACCGTCTTGAACTTGAAGGGCACATCAAGGCCGAAGTTCTTCGCGCCCAGCGCTTTTCCGAAAGCCGGCGTGTTCGCTACGCAGTGGAAACCGCCGACCTATCCGCGATCAGAATGCTGCGCGCACAGGGGTATCCGCTCACGGATATCGGTCGCCGCCTTCGCCTCGCCTTCCGCGCCGTCGCCACCGCCATCGACATCATCGAAGCCGAGGATGCCAAGCGCCGCGACCGTACGCGCGCCGCCTGACCCCGCTCCAACCGGAGGACCGCACAATGTCCGCAACAGAACAATTCGCCCGATCCTGCGGCTATCCCGGCAATGAGCCGTCGATGCTCGCGATGTTCGAGGCCATCCGCCAGTCGGGCATCCGGCGCGGCCGTGAAATGCACGACGAGCGGGTCAAGCTGATCGAGCGCATGACCCGCGACCCGCAGATGTTCTGGGGCTACGTTAACCTGTTCCGCGCCGTCCCGCTGCTTTCGACCGATGAGGCGATCCGGTTCTGGACCGAGCGCCGGGATGCGCAGATCGCGCTACGCAAGCGCGGCGACTGGAAGGCCGATGCTGGCGAATTCCGCATGGCTGCCGAGCGTGTCGTCGTGTCCCGATACTTCCGCCGGTTTGGTGCGCGGCTCTGGCAGCGGAGGGCGGCATGACCCTTTTCCGAATTCACTTCGACGGTTCCGAGCCCATCGACGTCTCCGCTGAAACGCCAGCGCAGGCCCGCAAGGAAGCCGCCGCACGCCGGCCGGAAGCGGTCATCAGGAAGATCAAACGCCAGAAGCCGGCCAATGGCGCGCGCTTGGAGACGGCACTCGCGATACTGGCGCAGCCAGAAACGGATGATTGTGTCGAATGGCCGCTTGGTGGCCATCGGAAGCCGTACCCATCCCTAACGCTGGATGGGAGGCAGATGAGCGTCCACCGTTTCCTGTGCGCTCAAGTCAACGGCGAACCCGTCCCGCCGCGCACCTATGCCGCCCACGAGTGCGGTCAGGATCGCGGCCACATAGCCGTCCGTCTGGGCAAGGCTTTCCGCCTTGTACCGAACCGATCCATGGCCGCCGTCATTGTCATGGACGGACACGATGCGCATACAATCGGAGGGAGTCGTGAAGGCGTATTCGAACTCGAAGGGCGGCGCGTCGGACAGGCGGGACAACTTGCGCCGGGTGATGGCGAAGTTCCAGTTGTGCGACCGCAGAAGATAGTCGCGCTCCTGGGTCAGAACGTCGGACGCAATGCCCGCACTCGGAACCTCGTCAGCAATGTCGAGGATGCGCTGAGCGCCGATCTTGCGCAGGGCGCTGTTCACGAGTTCGGTTTCTGTCGCCATCGGTCAGGCTGCCTTACCGTTAAACTGAGCGGCGAATTCTTCAGCCTCGGCCTTCGTCTTCAGTTGTTCAATGACGTTTCCGGCCGCGTCCTCGACCGCGAAGCCGCCGCCGAACTGCTTGCGCACGACATAGCCCGCCGATACTGCTGGAGCGGGTTTCTGGTCCTCGTAATCAACCATGACGATATCGCCGACACGGACGATCTTGACCGCATCAGGGGCGCTTGACGCCACGCGGAGGGCGACGAAGGCAAGAAGCTGCGCACCGCGCGCATCGAACTTGTCGAATTGGCAGATGGTGATCGAGTCGCCGGCGCGCAGCATCGACTGTACGCTACGGAAGAAATCGTCATTGACGACATCCGCGATCGGCAGACAGGTCCGGTATTGCCACGACTGCTGCCAGGGCATGGCGTCGGACATGCACAGATCGCCGGATTTCGCGCGGAAGTCGGTCATGCGTCTTCTCTCTTCCTGAGTTCGGCTCGGATGACGGCTTCGGCCGTCTTGATGTTGCGAATGGGCTTGCTCGAAAGGGACGCGGCCAGGGACCGCTTGGCATTGCCGTCCAGCGCTTCCCAATCGTTCGGGATGGCGACGGCTTCCTGGTCCTCGCGCGGCTCGACCGTGTTGAGCGTCGGGAACTTCGCGTGAATGAATTCGAGTTCTTCGGGGGTAGCGGGCGTGATCAACTTGCCGCGCCACACGAACAGTTCGCCCGTCGAGCGCTGTTGAAACACGCGATCAGCATCTACAGGCTGCATGGCGGGACTCCGCTTAATGGCAAAGGGAAAAAGGGCGAGGCCGAAGCCCCGCCCCTTGGATTTAGCGGTCGAGGCATACCCTGAAGGTGCCAGACGCCGGGTTGATGACCGCGCCGGTGTGGTTGACAACTCGCACCGTCACCGTGTTTGCCGCCGTAACGAAGGCAAACGCGATGAGATCGGCTTCAAACGTAGCCGGCAGGCCAAGCATTACTGCATCGCCGACAAGCGCGCCGGGTACGGTGATGGTCAGTTCTTCGTCCGCGCCGATCCCCACAGACGGGAAGTCGAGCACGGCAGTTGCGCTAAGTAGTGCCATTTACAATGCTCCTATCAGCTCGTGGGGAGCGCGGCAGTGTCGTCCACCGTGCCTTCAATGACGCCAGTGTCATCGATCAGTTTCGATCCACCAGACATCATATGGTTGACGAAGTGCGCGGCGCGGTCGCCGTGCCAGGTGATGTCCGCAGACACGGCCTGGTTCTGCGCCGCGTTGCCCGCATGGGCACCGGTAGCGTAACCAACGGACATCTTGTGCCATGCGAACACCTTGGCCGTGGCAGTGCCGCGACCAGGGCAGCCGCTATGGACCGTCCACAGAACGCCGAGCCAGTTCTTGAACCGACCGATCGGCGCGCCTTCCGAGAAGGGAAGACCCGTTGACCCGACATAGTCGGCGCTGGCGAAGGACTCGACCTTCATCGCGAAAGCCCATGCCTTCGGCGTCAATGCGCCGTAGCGCATTCCGTCGTTCGGCACGTCATTGGCGTCGAGGGCCTGCACCATGTTGAGAAGCGCGTTCTCGATGGCAGCTTTCGACGTGACGGTCCAAGCAATCGCCGTCTGCGCGGTGGCGTCCAGTTCGGTGAAGATCTGGTCGTCAACCTTGCGGCCGAGCGCCGCAGCGCCGCCCATGGCAATCGCCATGCGCTCATCGATGTTGGTCTTGGCCTCGTCCAGCTTGTCGACCCAATCGCCGGCGTAGAAGTCGGCGAGCGTGCATTCAAGCGCGGTGTGGTCCTGGTTCATCGGCGTGATGACGCCATGACGGGCCTTGGTCGTCGCCGCACCCTTGCCGACCTTCTGGAAGGTGGTGGACTTGCCGACGACGTTGTCCTTCACGCGGACGGTCGGACGCAGGAAGCTGCCCTGCCTCTGGAAGACCGCGTGGGTTTCCTGTTCGTATTGCCGCACAAAGGCGGCATCAATGCTCGTGCTCATCTCTTATCTCCTTGGTTGAGCAGGAGTGATCGGATGGCAAAGCGTCAGTGGGCCGCCGTACGCCGCACAGTGGGCCGCCTTATGGGGCGGGTTGTGCCGTCGATCGTCGGGGTGTCGCTGTGCTGGTGGGGGATGGCCTTCGCCGGGGCGCCGTTGAGGCGGTGGGCCGGCTTACGGCCAGAAACTATCCGTCACGCGGACGGAATTCTTATTGCAGGACGCAAGCGGCGACGGTCGCCGTAACTGCCGGCGTGGTGCCGCCGATGGCGCTGATGACGCGCCATGAGCGCGGCAGAACATTGTTGGCGACGACGTTGGCGGCCGCCGTCAGGCCGGGATAGACGGTAAGCACCGTCGTTCCCACAGCCGTCAGTGCGGCGCTGCCGAGCAGCGTGTAATATTTGCCAGAGACCGGGTCCTTGCCCTGAATGGTCAAGGTCAGCGTCGGACTGGTGCCGGTGATCGCGCTAATGTCGATCACGAGAGCAATCCCGCGCCCGCGTCTGTTGGTCTGATCCGACCCGTTGATGCCGGTGGAGGCCGCCGAATGCGCGATCAGCGCGGTGGTCTCGACATGCCACGCCTGAAGAACCGTGCCGTCTGCCTCGCACGATACGGATTGCGGAAACACTGTCATGGCGCGCCTTCCTTATACGCTGCGGCCAGCGGCGCCGACGATGGCCCCGTTGCCGTGAAGTTTCTCGCTGAGTTCGCGAATGCGCTTCTGGACGCCGGCATCACGATATTTCTCTGTGCCGGGCGGGTTGGCGCGCATGATCTCGTTGATCTGTTCCTGGATGGACGAGCGCTCGTCAGCTGAGGCAGCGCCGATGAAGCCGCTTTCGTCCATGCGCCGTCCCAGATTGCCAAACATGCGGATCAGGTCAGGGTGATCCCCGAGTTTCTGTCCGTTCACGACAGTGGTTTCCAGAAGATTGATGAAGTCGGGCGAGGCATGGGATTTCACGACACGGCCGGCCAGATTGAAATTGGCGTCGTAATCCGCCCCCCATTCCTTGCGTAGTGTGGCCTGCGATGCCTCGCGGGCCGATGTGGCAACACGTTCGGCTTCAGCGGTTGCCTCGGCCGCAATGTCGTTCCATGCCTTGTTCAGGGCCTTCGCCTGGGACGCAGGGACGCCCGTCTCGTGCATGATCGCCGCCATGCGGTCCTGAAACGCCTTGTCAGCTTCCGTCGCCTCGACGCCTTCGGGCATTTCGAACTGGTAGCCGGACTTGTCGTCAGGCACGCCGAGCGCTTTGCGGAATGCGGCCTTTTCCTCATCGGACGATCCTTCGCCGGGAGGCTGGACGCCCTTGGACAGCTTCTGCCGGAACTCGAACGCGGCTTTGGTCAGATCGGCGGCTGAGGCGAACTTGCCGGCGAACTCGCGCAGCTTCTCGTCCTCAATGGCAGCGCGCCAGTCTTGCTCCTGCGTTTTACCTGCATCGGCGTCGCCGGAACCCTGGGCCGCCTGGGATGCAGCTTCGCCCGTCTTCCCTTCGTCCGCCTTTCCGGCATCCGCATTGGCCGCATCGCCGGAACCTGCATCCGCGCCGCTGCCTGTTCCGTCTTCAGGGGCAAACGCAATTCGCGGTCCTACGGTTGCGGACGCAAGCCACGCCAATGAACCGCTCTGCTTGAGCTTTTCCGTCATGTGTCACCATTTGGTTGATCGGAGTCTTCGGGCGGCGGGACAGCGGCCCACGCCGATATGATTGCACCCACGCGCCGCATCCCGGCCCGGAAGGCCAGTTTCGCATGGCTTTCCGCGTCCATCTCCGAAAGCAGCCCGCCTTCGGAATAGTCGATGATCTGCGAAAGCACCCGCTTGCCCTGTTCGGAACTGAACACGGCCCGGAAATCCCGGTAGCGGTCGAGACGGGTATAGCCGCCGCGTCCAACCCTGACCGGACGCAGCGCCTCGATGAAATCGGCGATGTCCTGGTCGTTCACTGCGCCGCCGCCATGGAGATGTTCTTGTCCATTTCACTCAGCGTCTTGCCGGTTTGCGCCATCTGCCCAACACCCGCCATGCCTGCCGCCTGCGCCTGCGCCTCTGCTCTCTGCTGGCGAAACGCCTCGACCTGATCTCGCGGCTTCAGCCATTTGTTCGGCGTCGAGAACATGTCGGGTAGATCGCGCACGATCGCGTCGGCGTCGAAATTGTCATAAACAGACGGGTCAATCGCTCCGATGGGGGCGATGAACTCAAGGCTTCGCGCCAGCGCCGCCGCCTCGATCTGCTTGCGGGCCTGCTGGATCGGGCTCATATATTCGAAGGCCACGTCCTGGCCCTGCAATGCTTTCGGAACAGGTGGCAACGCGCCGGCCCGCAGCATGATGCCGAAGACACGCTCGACCGTATGGCCGATATAGCTCGCCTCCAACTGCCCCATGACAGGACCAATGGTGCGCAGGAATTCCTCCTTGCGCTCCATGACCTCGGTTGCGGTCATCTGACGACCCTCGACCGGCAGGTTGAACACGTTCTTAAAGAACGCCGCTTCGACCATCGAGCGGTAGTCGGACTGCATGTCGCGGCCGATCGGGATGTTGGCCCCTACGTCAAGCTGTCCCATGGGTCGCCCGCCCGTCTGGCGAACGATCTCCGAGTCAACCACGGTCAAGCCGCCTGGAAAGGTGCGAACGGCCGACAGGACGCCATCATCGGCAATCCAGATCGGCGGATCGACGGCGCGTTGACCGCCGACGAGAAGCGTATGCCCCATCGCCTGAAGCGTGCGAGCATCGGGCAGCGCGATCATGGCCGGTGAACGGGGGTAGATTTCGCCCGGCGCCAGTTCCCATCGCGGCGTCGAAATGGGCAATTCGTCAAAGCCGCCCGTCTCGACAATCTCCTGGTCCTCGACGGAAACAATCTTCGAGGCGAAGCGCTTGTTCGGCTGATCCTTCTTGCGCGGGTCATATTCGTGGCGCGGGGAAATGCACTGCACGAATTCAAATGTCTTCGGCGCGTTGCCGGCCTTGGCCGGGTTCTTGAGTTCCTCCGTGACCTTGGCCGGGAGTTGGTCGCCGAAACGCTGCTGCGCCTGACGCGCGGTAAAGCGCCGGGTCAGCGTATAGGTATCGACCAAGCCGTCCGAATTCTCATCGAACGCCACATCGCCAATGAACAGCGCCTTGAAGGTCAGCCCGTTGCGGGCCGCGTTTTCCACAATCCACAAGTGACCGAGACCGAACGTCGCAAGGTCGCTGTCCACGGCCCCGGATGCTTCGATGAACCGGGCGCGCGGGTTGTAGATCGCCCGCCACATGCGGTCCTGCACGTCATCGAACCACGTCTTGACCTCATCAAGGTCATTCAACCTTTCATCGCCGGCAGCCATCCAGAACCAACGCGTGGTAGATGGCTTGAGCAGCCCGTCGATCGCCGTCGCCAGTCCACGGCGCGCCTGCATCGGCGTGGTGTCGTAAAGCTCGCGCGACGACTCCCTGCCCGGAACCATCGGCATGGTGAACTGCGCCTGGTTCGGCAGGAATATCTGAGCCAACTCCTGCCACAGGGGCCGCCACTGATCCCGACGCGCAGCAAGGCTCTTGTGGCGGTCGAGAAGGTCAATCGCTTCGGACAAGGGCGTCACCATGAAAAAGGCCCCGCGCGAAACGGAGCCTTGGGAAGTTCAGGAAAGATCGGGCTTTAGCTGCTGGCCGAACCCAGCAGTGTGGATCGCTTGACGGAGCCGGATTGCGAACCGACCGCGCCGAGCCCGGTCAGCATCGTGTCGTCTTCGCCATTGGGCGAGCGGCGGCGGCGTTCCTCGCGCACCATGGTTTCGCCGGCGCCGTCACTGACGCGGGGCGTTGCCGGGGTCGCGCGCGGCATGAACTGCGGGCGTTTGGCGGCAGAACCGCCTCCGAACATGAAGCTCATGATATCATCTCCAATAGCGATGGGGATTGTGTTGCAATGTGTTTTCAATGCGGGGCAGTTGCCGAGGCCGCGTCCATTCCGTCACGACATTGCCGCCGACGAGATTTGCTGCCGCGTCCCGCTCGGCGCGGTAGTCGTCCAGAGAGTAGCCGTCCCAGCCGTTGGCGCGTTCCTCGCGGGTCACGTCCATCAGTGAACGGTCGCTTCACGGACGGCGCGCATCGCGGCCTCGGGACCGATTTCGTTGATGACGCGGTCGCACTCGTCGTCCGTCAGAAGACCGCCATTATTGGCCTTGGCCCATACACGGCGCGTCACCTTGCGCAACAAAGCCAAATCCTTCGGTTCCAGATCGAGCAGGAAGGACGACCCATTCCCGTCAAGACTGCGAAGTGCAATGACGGTCGCCTCAGCCACCATCAGCCGCACGTCCGACCCTGAAACGTGGTCCGGCACCTGCGGAACACGATCCTCGCCGGGGCGCTTGATCGAAAACACAATCGGGCCGACCAGAACATCCTTGTCCGACGCCGCCTTGTTGAGCGAGTTCGGGCAGTCGACATCCTGCCAGCGCTTCACGTGCTCTTCGCTCTCGGTTCCGGTCAGCCATATCGCGCATTCCAGAACGTCGCCCACTTTGACATCAGCCACGGAATGCTCCTGCATGGGGGTGATAGCCGCCCGCGTTCTGGTGGATGACAGTTGTCTTCTTCTTGCCTCGAGCAAGGGCCGGGAACAGCTCACTCAACCCCCAGACCATCGCATCGAGCCGATCAGGTGAACGGTCGCCCATATAGCCGGCAGTCGTCATCGAGATCATCTGGTCCTCAAGCTCCGGAAACCGCCCAGCCAGCATCGCCTTGCTCTGGTCGAACAGAAGCGCGACGGGTTCGGCCCTTACCCATTTGCCCCGGCTAGCGTGAACCTCTCGGAATGGGGTTCTTGGCCGCGCCGTGCGCATGACCTCACCAACCATCGCGCCGCCGTAATTCGTCTCCGCAACCACGCAATCGGCCTCATGCCGATCAAATGCGGTCGCGACGATCTGGCCCCACTGGGAGGGACCAAACCGGCCAGACAAGTCTTCGAGAACGTATCCCTTGCCATCGGCACCAAGCCCAACCACCACAATGCCGACTTCATCCGATCGCTTGTCTTCTTCCCCGGATGCCCCGGAAGGATCGACCGCAATCACAATGCGCTGCATTTCAGGTAGCGCGCCGTCATGCCGGGCCTTGTCCAGCGTCTCTAACGTCCACAGTGCGTTGTCGAGCGCGGAAGTAAATTGCCCTAGAAGAAATCGCTGTTTCTGCCGTTCAGGCAGCGATTCCAGTTGCTTCAGATATTCAGCCGGAAGGTTGTCGAGATTGTCTCTCGGGTTGAGGACGATCGATGCAAAACTGTCAGGATCGGAAAGCGGCTTTCTCGTATCCGGGTCCAGCTTGTGCAGGAATGCACGGCATGTCCAATGAGCATCACCAGGCGGATTGCAATCATAATATGCCCTAAGCCTGAGCGGCGTGTTCTGGGCTAGGCGCGTGATGGCAATGTTGCGAGACGACCACGGGATTTGCGAACACTCGTTCAGGAACAGCGTCGCGTACTCCTGCCCGAGAATCTTTTCCGTCCGCTCCTTCTCGTCCAACCCGCCGAACCAGACCTCAGACCCATTACCGCGGCGAGCCGCTGATGGAGTATGCCGAGTTCAACGCGATCAGCGTCGCTCACCGCCGGGGCGAAGACGCGATCCTCGACGGCCGGGTCTACGCGGCGCCAGAGCGCTACGGGAGGGTCGACGAATATCAGACGCTCGATCGCGGCCTGTCAGTCCGAAAGTTCAGCAACGGCAACGCCCACGTCTTCTTCACGCCCGAGACGCTGAAGGACATCAACCGCGCGCTCGCTGAGTTCTACGGCGAAGTTCTGCCCGATGCCGAGGAAGAGAACGCCAAGCCGCGCGCCGGTACTGCCGTCTCCAAGGATCTACAGTTCTACTGGTCGCCGCGCGACGTGATCGATCGGGCGCTGGAGTTCGCAGGCGTCTACAGTCTGCGGGAGTGGCGCAACAACCCGCCCGAACCATCCCACATCCTCGAGCCGTCGTGTGGTGACGGTCGAATCTTGGACGCCATCCGTGAGCGCGGGCACCGCGTTTTCGGCGTCGAATATCATGCGGGCAGGGCAGCCGAGGCGCGGGCGAAGGGTCACAGCGTCCTGACGGCCAATTTCCTCGAATGCCCGGCGCGAGCCGAATATGACTTCGTGGTGATGAACCCGCCATTCTACGGCCGGCACTACGTCAAGCACGTCCATCATGCACTGGAGTTCCTGAAGCCAGGTGGCACGCTCGTGTCCATCCTGCCGGCAACCGCTCATTATGATCACGGCGAGCTCGAAGGCGAATGGCGCGATCTGCCGGTCGGCAGCTTTTCCGAGGCAGGAACGAATGTGCCGACGGGTCTTCTGAAGATCAGGAGGCCGGCATGAGGCTCTTCGATTGGCCCTTTGGCGATCTGAATCCGCATTCCTTCGATCTCATCATGGCCGACCCGCCGTGGCGATTCGATCTGCGCTCGCAAGCGGGTGAGGGCAAGTCGGCGCAGGCGCAATATGCCTGCCAAGATCTGGACTGGATTAAGGGCCTTCCCGTTCTCGACCTCGCCGCGCCCGATTCGGTGCTCTGGCTATGGGCGACGAACCCGATGCTGCCACAGGCTCTCGAAACGCTTGCCGCGTGGGGATTCGCGTTCAAGACGGCCGGCACCTGGGTCAAGACCACGATCCACGGCAAGGTTGCTTTCGGCACCGGGTACATTCTCCGGTCAGCCAATGAGCCTTTCCTGATCGGCACGCGCGGCGAACCTCGCACATCGAAGAGCGTCCGTTCGGCATTTCACGGCCTTGCTCGCGAACATTCGCGCAAGCCGGAGGAGGGCTACCGCGAAGCCGAACGACTGATCCCCAATGCGCGACGCCTCGAACTGTTCAGCCGCACAGACCGCGCCGGCTGGCAGTCATGGGGCGACGAGGCTGGCAAGTTCAATCAATCGATCGATCCAATGGAAGGAGCACGACAATGAGCACGGCAGGCCACAACTCGGGCGAAATGAGCGACGGCGACAAGCGAGTGCTGTTTTTCATCCACCGCAATGAATACGTCCGCCTTCTGGCCGCAAAGAAGGCAGCGGACGCGGCGCTGAAGAACCACGGCAAGAAGACCAAGGTAGACCTCGGCGAACATGGGATGCGCCAGATCAAGCTCTATGAGCAGATGCGCACGCCGGAGGGCGAGGCAAAGGCCAGGGCAGCGATGCAGGCTGACGTGCAAGCGGCCATGTGGGCCGGTCTCCCCGTAAATACCCAGATCGACATGTTCGAAGACCTTGCGCCGCTGGACGAGCGCGCTTTCGCAGATGGCGAAGAGGCTGGCCTACGCGGCGACTTCCTCGAAAACCCCTACGACGTGAACTCGCATCATGGTCAGCAGTACGAGGCGGGCTGGCGTTCCGGCCAAGCCAAGCTGGGCGAGGGCATCACGAAGAAGGAAGCCGAGCTGATCAAGGGGCAGGACGAGGGCGGCCAAGGCGATCCTTTCCCTATGGAAGAGGATGAGGCTGCATGATCATCATTGAAGGCCTCGACGTCGCTACCTCGTGTGGGTGGGCTCAAATTAACCGGCCCGGCGCGCTGTCGTCGGCCCGGTGCGGGGTGATGCTGTCCGAAGGCGAAAACGGCGAGGAAAAGGCGGGTCATCTCGCGATGCAGATGATCTCGCGATACCGCGAGAGAAAGCCGTCATTCGTGGCCCTCGAAATGCCTCAACGTAACGTGGTCAAGTTCGCCAAGAAGGGCAGCGATCTCGCCGGCGCGACCAAGAAAGAAACGATCAATCCGAATGCCCTGCAGCTTTCGGCACTGGCGGGCGCGGCTGTTGCGATCTTGGACGCGTATCGCATTCCGTGGGGACTGATCTCAACCGCTACGTGGCGATCAAAGTACTACGGCAAGGGCTTTACCCCGCCCATCAAGGAAGTCCGGAACAAGAAGACAGGAGCTATCACTTTCGAGGATGACTGGAAGCAGGCCGCTATCAATGAGGCTCTGGCCCAGCGCGTCTTTCTGGAAGGGACCAAAGTCGCTCAGGGAGATGCTGCCGAAGCTTTGGCAATCGCCGTTTGCTGGGAGAAATGTTCGTTCATCCCTGCCCGTCATGAGAAGGCATTCATAGCGCTGCGTACCGGCGACGCAAGGCAGGCGGCATGAACGCGATCAGCCGCGATTACAAGCCCGCGCTCCCGAACGCCGTCGAGGCCGAACGAGTGCTGCTCGGCGCCATCCTCCAGAGCAATGACGCCTACTGGTCTGTGTGCGGTTTTCTCAAGCCCGAGCACTTCTTTGAGCGCTTTCACGGCGACCTGTACGAGACGATGGGAACCATGCTGACGAACGGCAATCCAGTCAGCGTGATCACAGTCAAAGAGTTCCTGCCGGCTGACAAGATGGTCGGCGACGACATGACGGCGTTCGAATACGTGATCCAGCTTTTCAGTCGGTCGCTCGGCGCCGCAAATGCCGTCGGCGCGGCGAGGAACATCGTCAACATATGGGCGCGTCGGCGAGCCCACGCAGGATGTGGTGCCGAGCGTTGAGAAGATAATCGCCGAAGAGCTCGCGGGCATTCTCGGGCGTCAACGCCGGCGGCGCCTCTAGCGTGCGCTCGAAATCGCGCTTGTCCTTAGCGCCGGCAATCCGATCGATCTGGCAGCGGTCATATAGGGCCTTCCAGCCGGACTTGAGAAGGTTGGTCTTCAGGGCTGCCGCGCTGACCTCGGGCCGGGAGCGGAATACCGGAGCCACAAACTTCCCTTGAACAACTGCAGCCATCTCAAGCTTCGAAGCAGCCGCGTTGAACGCCTCGACCTGAGCGTCGACAGCGTCGCGCTTTTCTTCGTACTCGGCGACGATGTCGAGGACAGTGCTTTGCCGGGCGAGCGCGTGCATATTCATCGCATCCCACTCCATGCGAGCCCGGCAATGCCTGCCGAGGACAGGAGAGAGAGGATGATGAGAAGGCGGAGGGAGGAGGTCACAGGCCGCACCCCGCTTCGCAGACCATGAGCATACCCTGACCGCGCTCTTCATCGGTGGAGAGGTCGACTTGATCGAGCGGGACGCGATCGCGATGCAGGTACTCTCGCTCGCGCATGCCGGGCGTGTTGCGGATTAGGTGATCCAGCTTGACAGCGCCGGCCCAAGCCTGGGGATCGTTGTCGCGAAGCCATCGCCATTCGGCATTGGTCTTGTACGGGCAGAAGACACAGGCCGACTTGGGCGGCACAGGGAAGTCGTGACCCTCAAGCCACGCCACGCAGTCTTGCCGCGACATGCGCTTCTCCAGAAGCGGATATCGGTTCACCGTCCACGAGGTGAAGGCGGCGCCGGCACGAACCACCTCATCGGTGCTGATGCCGATCCAAGCCTCGCAAGACCCGGCCGGGATGCGCTGCCGAGGCTTGAAGCCCAGCAGTTCGCGCTGCTTTTTCTCCAGTGGCTCGATCTTGAACTCGCGCGTGCACTGCCGCTTGCCCTGCCCGCCGCGACCGCCCTTGCCGCCCGAGGTGTAGAAGGGGGCAGACACGAAGCGGTCGTTGTTTATGACGCCACGTCCGGCCGCGCGGTTGCGGATGCGATCGGAAAGACTCCCGCCACGAGAAACCCGATGGATACCGATGCGGCCGTTGCTGTATCGCGTGACCTGGCCATCGAGCCAGTCGAGCTGTCTATAGGTTGCTTCGCTCTCGTCGCCGACATCGGCATGGATGATGTGATCGACCCACGGCAATTCGCCTACGCACATCATCAGGATCAGCGTCGTGGACTGGATGCCTCCGCCATTCGACATGACGCGCAGCCTCGCGCCTTCAACGGGCCCCCAGGACCAGCCGCCACGGCGGATGCGGGCCTTCTTCGGGGCTTCGGGGCTTGTGAGTTCGAAGTGAGCCGTCATCTACCACCCCCACGCATTGGCGCGCTGCACGCCCGAAGGCTCGGACATGCCAAGAGCGCTCGCATCGAAGACGATCAGAGCAATGACGATGGCAGCGGCGGTTGCGGCGGCGAAGGCGTACATCGGCCGCCTACCGATCGACCGGCTGAGCAGATCGCCCAGCGACAATATCTGCGAGGCGAACCAGAGCCGGATGAGCCTGAGTGACATTGCGCTTTTCCTCGTAATGGGTTTCGGCATTGGCCTCGAATTCCTGCCAGTGCGCGCGGAACACGGTCATCCATCGGGAGACCTTCATCTCGCGCGGCGGGCGGTTCCAAAGCTGGAGGGTGATTGTCGACGGGACGCGCAGCCGGGTCTGAATCCGATCGGCTGCCGCCTCTATGGTGTCGCCGGGGCCGCGATGCTCTTTCTGGAGCAGTTCCGTGGCCATACGCTTGGCTTCGCATCCCAGCCAAACCGGGTCATCGATACGCGTTACAGACATTTTGGCGTTCCTGTCAGAACTCTTGTCACGCATGACAAATCTCCTTCGATAGCTTGAGGGCTATCGGGGAGGCAGTCGTAGCCAGCCAGGCGCGGAAGCCCTTCGACGTAGACAAGTTGGAGGTCGATGAATGGAACGAACCAATCGCTTGCAGGCTCGCGGAGCGTTCCAGTTGGACTTATTTGGACCGGGCTACGGGGCATCAGATCGCCCCGCCGCGCCGGAGTTCAGAAACGATCGGCTCATGGTCGATCACGGGCGCCGAATGAAACCGGTACTCGTCGTGAGCAACAGCCTCACCCTTGCGGATCTGGATGCGCGCTGCGGCTATGGCGCCGACAACCAGAACGATTACGAATGAGAGCCACCAGGTCATGCCGGCTCCTTCTGCTTCTGGTCGTTCAGGAGGGCCGTGAAGATGCTGATGTCGGATTTGCGGTGCTGGACAGGGCGGAAGTTACGGGCGGGCCACGCACACTCCCCGAACACCTCGCGACGGAGGTCCAGTTGGAAGTAGGCCCGCTTCTCGTTCACGATCTCTCGGAGAGTGATGCAAACGACCCCCGACCCCCTGCACGGATTGATCTCGCGGATCGTATAAACCCGCCCTGCCTCCGGCAGTTTCTCGTCGCCATAGCCGTGTTCGCGGTTGGCGCCTTCGACGCAAACGACCTTCATGCCGACGTGCCAGTCGAGGTAGCTCATCGCGACCCCGCCTTGTCTTCCGACCGCACGAAAATCCCGTTCTCAACGACCAGCTTGCGCACGTCCTCGACGGAGCGCCCGACCAGCATGGCAATGTCGGAGATCGAATAGTGGTTGAAGCCGAGATCAGTGACCCGATCGACATCGGCCACGGTCCAGGTGCGGTTCGGGATGTACGCCATTACGCCGCCTGCGCTTTCTGGCGCGCTGCATTGCATTGCCAGCACAGCGCGGAAGTCGTGAACTTGATGCGGCAGCTATGAGGGTTCAGGCAGTCTGCCTTGATAGATTCGCCGGCCGGGCTTTTCTGATCTTCGGTATTGAGATGAGCACGCGCCGCCGGCCGGCTGGTCCCCGACGAGACACGCGTGGGCATCGAGATCGCGCATACTTCGGGGTTGCCCGGTTCGCGCTCGGGGGAATTGGTGCTGGCGAGGCCAGAGGGGAAAACCTCGCCAGCTTTCGGCGCGCGTGGGGGGATGGTCGCTGCCGATGGGGTGATTGGTGCCGCCGAGGCCGTGCGGCGATCCTCGACGGCGCTCGCCTGTACGCAAAACTTGTCAGGCGAATTGGTGTTCAGTCCCGCCACGCTCGCAACCGTGACGGGGTCGGCGGCCGGCGCATCCTGCCCGGTGGGTCCGCCTTCGGGGCCTTCGACTGCGCCCTGCCCCGCAATCGCGGAAGCCGTGGCCCCCGACTGATCATGCTGACAGACAGGGCCGCCGTGCGAGCCCGCTGGTATGGTGGAAATTCCTTTCGCCCGAATGGCTGCAATGGCCTGTTCGGCCTGCGCCAGATCGGCAAAGGTCAGGGTGAGAGAGACGGTCATGCGGCGCGCTCCGGCAGCGTGTGCAGGCGCTTTCGGCCAGCCTCGTACACGTCCTTCGTCACCAGCCCGGTCTTGAGAAGCTGGCGGCGCTCAACGCGGCCACCGAGCTTGAGGAAGAACCGGCGGCAGTCGAACTCCCGGCAGATTGCAGGTGCACGGCCATGAATGGTGCAGCCGCCCTCGCCAAGATATTTGCAGTCGCCGTTCGGCTTTTGCGCGAGCGCGAGGCCCGGCTTTCCGGTCAACGGATTGATAGCGGGCATCGTGTCGAAGTCCTCTGCCCGGTCGCCCATTTCAGGGTGCAGGAACAGGAGCTCGTTTCGGCAACATGCCGTGCAGCCATTGCAGGGGACCGACGCGCTCATGCCGCTTCTCCCGTAGCGGGGGTGCGGCGGCGGTTCGGCCACTTGTCGGCGGCTTCGAACATGGCTTCGTTGACGTGGGTCTGGCCGGCGACTTCCTCGCGCTGCGGGATTCGCGACCCGAAGAACGCCAGCACCTCGGGGAACTCCCAAAGGATGTGCCCTTGATCGTAGGAGATGACCGCGCCGACGACCTTTCGCAGGAGCGAAGCCGGATCGATGTCCAGTTCGCCCACGCATTCGAACGGTTCGCCGTCGATCATCTGCGGACGGCTGGCGTCCATCATGCGCTGGAGGCGGTCTTCGGTGATCTCGACTTCGGCATCAGCCGCGTGTTCGTTCAACTCGTGCTGGTACGGGATGCCGTGAGCGAGGATCGTCTCTTTCCAACCCTTCGGCGGAGGCCAAGAAATGCCCCACTGGCGGAAGGTTGCTGCCTTAAACCCACCCTTCGGAGAACGCGCGGCGTTGATCTCGTCTTCGGTGATCGGGGTCATGCCACCTTCTCCGCAGCCGGAATCGTCTCGTCACGTTCAACGAGCCAATCGGAAGGCTTCACCTTGCCCTTCGTCGCGGCGTTGATGCGCATGACCAGATCAAGACCGGGACTGCGCTCACCGCGAAGAATGCGAGTGATGGTGGAGGGAGAAACCCCTATCTCCGCAGCGAAGACGGAGGGCTTCTTATTTCGTTCGGAGAGGAAGGTTTCGAGCTTCATTCCTCTTGTTTGCCATGTGGCAAGTTTATTGTCAATCGGCAATTTGCCAGTTGGCGGTGGCGTCTCTTTGCCAGTTGGCGAATAGGTAGCGAATGGCAAACCAGATACGCACGCTGCGCAAAGATCGCGACATCACCCTTGAGGGGCTGGCAGAGATGACCGGCATCTCGACCAGCTTCCTTTCACGCATCGAGAGCAACAAGCGCGGCTTGAGCCTTGAGAACGTGATCTCCATCGCGCGGGCGCTTGGCGTCGAGCCGGAAGAGGTCAGCGACGAGTTCGACCCGGCCGATCTAGAGCAGGCGCGCAACCTTGCCGTCTTCGCAAACGAGCCCGGCCGCAAGGGCGACATTCCGAACTTCACGATCCATGCTGGGATGGGGCCGGGCGGCGCGTTGAGCGTCACCAGCAACGAGGCGGGCCAGATCTATTCAGATCACAGCGACGGGTTCTGGAGCTTCCCTGACGCCGTGAAATCCGGCTGGCGCAACATGTCCCGCATCTACGCGATGCCGGTGACTGGCGATTCGATGGAGCCGACGCTACCGGGCGGATCGTTTGTGTTCGTCGACACATCGCATGTCGTGCCGTCGCCTGAGGACATTTATGCGCTCGACTACGGCGATGGGCTGATGATCAAGCGTGTGAAGCTCGTTCCGAGATCCGACAAAATCCTGATCATGTCCGACAACGCGCGATACGGCATGGATGAGCTGCACCGCAGCGAGGTTCGCGTCTATGGGCGCGTCGTGGCATGGTTCCAGTGGCGAGGATAGCGATGGAAGGGCTTGGGCGATGATGAAGGTGCTTGCCGGCGACTGGCCGACCGACACGAACGTGACGTTTCAAAAAAGCTTCACCGGCCGGATCAAGACGATCATGATCCAGAAGAGCACCTGGTCGTTCGACAAAATTCCATTCGAGGACATCGCCAGCGCGGAAGTCATCACCGACGAGAACCGCATGTCGGTCGGGCGCAAGCTGGGATGGGGCGTCGGCGGCGCGCTTCTGCTCGGCCCAATTGGTGCCGTGATTGGTGCGGTCGCCGCCGGCAACATGAAGGAACAGGCCGTGGCCGTGGTCTTCAAGGACGGCCGCAAGGTGATGCTCAAGGGCAAGCGCAAGGAACTGGAGCCGATTATAGCGGCCGGCTATCAGTGGGGCGAGAAGACGGACCCTGCATGACCCCCTCCCGCTTTGTCGAGTGCTTGGAAGCCCTGCATTGGTCGAATGATCAGCTTGCGGCGATCCTTGAATGCGATGAGGGGCGCGTTGAAGGCTGGGCGATCGGCCTTGAGCCGATACCGGCGAAGGTCGCGGCTTGGGTCGAGACACTCGCCAGTGCGCACGAGGCACTTGAGGACGATCGGCCGAAGCTTCGACGGCGGAAGATCACCATTCCGACAGAGCATTGGAGATTATCTGGTTGACAAACCCAACTGAATGAAAGATAAGAAGGACAAGGAGTTAAGCCCATGTCCGTTCTTTCGCGCCCCGAGTTCCACGATGAAGCTAAAGCCTTCGAGCATATCGAAAGC